AGCGAAGGTATGTGTCCACCACCACTTGCTGTTCTTATTGTTACCGACTTATTAAAATGCACTCTAGGTTTTTTCTCTTTGAACCCACCATATATGTTGCTTAATAAAGGTTCTTCACCATCCTCTAAGATAATATCTTTTAATTTTATATTTTTGTCTTCTGGTTGCTGTATGTTAGGTATGTTTGTCCAATAGTATCTCTGTCTTGATTGTGCAGACACTAAATCAGAATTAATGAAGATTGGATCTATGCCAAAAGCTATTTCTGGGTAACACTTAGATACTTCTTGCGAAATAATATTCAGAAACTCTTTCTTCATTCTGACATTCTCTAGTAAAAAATACTTGGGCTTGATGGCCTTGAGTAATTTAATGAATTCAAAGAATAACGCTGACCTAGGATCATCAAAAGCCAACTGCTTACCTGCAAATGAAAAACCTTGGCAAGGCGATCCTGCCATAATTAAATCTACATCTGTGAAATCTTTTGGATCTAACTTAGTGACATCCCCGACCTGTATGGTTTTAGGATAGTTAGCTTGTGTTACCTGGATAGCATACTTGTCTATCTCGCTGGCATAATATGTAGCAACTGGTATACCAAGCTGGTCGAGAGCTATCTGCCCACAACTCATACCATCAAACAAACTTAATACTTTCATAATCTTATATTAGCAGAGCGTTTCGTCGCTAGGTCGCTCTGTTACCTTCTACCTCAAGGAGAATCAATTGAGATACACGACATAACTAATTAGACTCCATACCGATAGGCATCTAAATCATAATCAGTCATTAAAATATCAACTTCCATACTAGGATTAATTACGGCAAACCCTTTGTGTTTAAGATGACATTTTTCGTAGTTTCCGATAAGTTCTTGATGTTGTTCCCAACCCATGTTGAGAGCCTCATCCATAGCATCATGTCGCTTTGGATCGTCCAACACATTATCGTAAAATATTCTATACATTCTAGACATAATCCATCCTTATTTATACTGTTAGTAGACATGATATACCTATTTCGGATATAATGTCAATATTATGAAAGATATACATAAAATTAAACCGACAGACATCAACAATCTGTCACCAATCGAAGAATTAGAGATGGCTACACACCATGCAACAGATGCTGTGTTAGACCTGATACGCAACATCAATGCGTTACCCGTAGAGCAAAGACAACATATTACTGATATGTTTGATAGAGTAAAGGATGGTAAGTCAAAAGATGTATAACAAGCTACACGACAAAGTAAAGAACCTAGAAATAGGAGAGATCATAAAAGTCGATAGGAGGTTTGGCTATCCAGCTCTTATCAAACTTTTACAAGAGTTTGGCTATGAGTATGAAGAAATCATGAAACCTGCTGCTACTTGGGCTAAAAATGTAAGGAGAACAGGATGAACCAATTACCTGAAATACTTAATGAATATGAACATTTGGTCTTAGGAGAAGCTTATTACTTTCCTGATATGCCTAACGATTTTTATCATAACTCTCCAGGCATATCTTCATCTACTATAAGAAGGTTTGGTCAATCACAAGTCCATGCTTTAGAAGAGCAGATGGAAGAGTCACATGCACTTAGATTTGGGTCTGCTGCACACGCTATGATAGTAGAAGGCGAAAGCGTCTTTAATAAAGAAGTAGCGTGTCTAGTAGGCTCACCTTACACACAAGCCAATAAAGATCTAAAAAGAGATTACGAGAAAAGGGGCTTGACTGTGATCAACACAACAGATAGAGAAACTATTTATAAAATGAAAAACTCTTTGGGTATTTATGGTGATACAGTATTGAACCCGACAAAGACAGATTACCCTGAGGTTTTTACTAGGCCTTCAGAAGTAGCTCTGTTTTGGTGGGAAGATGATATGTTGTGTAAGGTAAAATCAGACATGCTTAGATACCCAATGAGCGGTCAATATGATGATAAGACTATAATTCTTGTTGATTACAAAACTACACAATCTGTGAAGCCTAGAGACTTTACCAGCTCTGTGAAGAAGTATCAGTATGAACTGCAAGCATCTTGGTATAAACGAGCTTTTGAAAAAGCAGGCTTTACCGTTGCTGACTTTTTATTTGTAGCACAAGAGAAGAAACACCCCTATGCCTCCAAGGTATTCAAGATGAAACATGAAGATATGGAAGCTGGGTGGCTAGAGCTTGACAGGTTGTTAGGCGAATATAAATCCGTTATAGAAGGTAGGAACTTACCTACCACATATAACACACCAGAAATAGTGGAGATAGAATTATGAGTATAGATAAGATAACACCAGAAGAATACAACAAGCTTCCTGCAGATTTCTCAGAGACATTAAAAGCAGGAAACATTAATGATAAAGACTGGGACAAACAGATAGATGCTAAAGCTTCTAACCGTCAAGTAGGTGGCGATCATTATAAAAAATTAGCCATACAACCTGCTGAGTATTGTTATAAAAATAAACTTAATAACTTAGAGTCTGAAGCTATAAGCTACATTACTAGAAACAGATTTAAAAATGGATCTGAAGATATTAAGAAAGCTATACATAGTTTGGAGTTGTTGTTAGAATATACGAACAATTAAATTTTATTTAATTTTTCATTAATCCTAAAAAAGAAAGGGAGCCGAAAGGCTCCCTTCTTTATATACACTATAAATTAACCATTCGGAGAATGATATAGAATGGTGTATATATACTAGACTAAATTAGAAGTAAAAAAAAGGGGCTTGCGCCCCCTTCGTAGCACCTAATCTATAAAGTCGGTGGCGACTTAGACTCTCCACTTGGTGCCGTTGGACTAACTGAGCTTAGATACTCGCCGATTTTAGTTTTCTTTGAGTTAACTTCCTCACCTTCCTTATTAGTCCAAGACTCTTCCTTATGATATAAGCCTAGATCAAGTGTTTTATTCACAAGTGAATGCACATCATCTGGAAAAGATTTAAATCCAGTTGCTTTGCAAAGTTGCGTAAACATCTCATTAGAGATTCTTTTTGCTTCTTCACTAGCAGACCATAATGAATAGAACTCAACATGATCTCTGTTGTTACCGTTATTTATTTCATAAACAACTCTTACTGTCCAATTACCGCTTTGAGACTTATATTTCTCAGCAGTAATGACTCTCGCACTATGCACGCCTGGGGGTGCAATTTCTTTTTTCTCGACAACGGGTGGTTTAGTTATATTTTCTAACCACTTTACACCATCAAAATCACTCATCATTTCCTCCTATGACTTGAGTTTTAAAACCTAGCCTTTCAATTACGCTAGTTAAGTTAGGAACTTCGAAGCCATCAAGCTTGCCCGACCTATCTTTTGCAGTATAGCCTTGACCAACATCAGTCTGAAGCCATCTATTTTTTACTAGAGCACCTTCATCATCTTGTTCTTCAATAACTCTAAGTGCTAACACTTCATCAAAAAAGTATGTGATGGACTGTCCTAGTTTTGTACCAACCATTTTTGGTTCGTATTGCATTACATTATCTACGTTCATCTTTTCCATTTTAGAAACAAAAACTACATGCATATGCAAATCTCTGTAGGCCCTCATGACATTTGTGCATGTTTCTTGAACATTACCATATGCCATTCTTGGATCCTTATGTCTAGCTTTTTCAAAATTTAAAAGTATTTCTGACATCTCTGATATGGAGTCTAAGCATACGGTATCGTAAACTAATTCACCATTTTTAAGAGCTTCACAAATCTCAATAATTTCTTTTGCTTCCTTAACCTGAATAACATCTATGTCTTGGCTATCTCTGACTGAGAGCAAACCAGATTCCATATCAATCATCAGTTTTCTTCCTGGAGCAGTCCCGCAAAGCGTTGTTTTACCAGCACCTGCAGCCCCATAAACGAGTATCTTAACCCCTTGTTGATTCACCAATGAATCAGGGCTAACGATTCTATCTTTAAAAGACATATAATATCTCCGAATAAAATTAATATTGACATATATTATAACATAAACTACTATTTGTAAAACAAACAGTTTCAATTTGTAAAGATATGGAGAAGAAACCAACTTGGTTAGCTAATTATCACTTTAGAAATAAAGTGCTATCTACATCATACCTGAAGAAACTAGAAGCTATAAATATACAACCAAAATATAAGGAGAGAGAAGTGAAAAGATATTCTTTAAAAGACTACATAGAATTTATTGGCAACAAGGAAGCTGCCAATTTATTTGAATGTTCAATACATTCAATAAAAGCCTGGCGTTATGGCCACAGGCAACCATCCGTCGATCAAGCAAAATTAATCATTCGAGCATCCGAAGGGAAGTTAGATTTTGAATCCATTTATGGCAATCTCGAAGATATAATTGCTGAATGTTCAACCTAAACCTTACAGAAGACGAGAAGCCTCTCGATCTGGCGTTAGCCTATTATGATGAAGGTCTGTCAGTAGTTCCGCTACTCAGGCAATCTAAAAAACCACCAGTTTTTTTGGGTGGTTGGCATCAATACAAAACAGAAAGGCCCAAAAGAGAGACTGTAATTGAGTGGTTTAAAGATCGTGATGATCTTGTAGTCGCACTCATCTGCGGTCAATTTATTGTTGTTGATGCTGATACACCCGAAGCTATGGGGTGGGTTGATAACAACCTGCCCCCTTCTCCTTTCAAAGTAGTTACTGGTAAGGGTATGCATTACTATTATAACAATCCAGAAAACTTCACAACCTTTGCAACAAAGAGAACTAACGATACACCAATTGAAAGACTTATAGACATAAGAGGGGAGGGTGGCTTAATAATAGCACCTTACAATAAACATGCTAACGGCAACCTATATAGACCACAAACCATACCTGAGTGGGATGTGCATGACTTTGACGATCTGCCAGACTTTACAGAAAAAGAATGGGAACAAATAACAGGTAATGGTAAGAACAACGAAGGACAATTAGTTACTGCACCCTTTTCACTAGACGGTGTAAATGAAGGCTCAAGAAACGATCAGGCTGCAAGATTATCAGGTTACTTAATATCAAAGAATCTTAACTTAGAGTTTGCCAAGTTCTTCATGCAATCTTGGAATACACAAAACCAACCCCCTTTATCGCAAGCAGAAATAAACTCTGTGGTTGATAATGTTAAAAAGACACACGACAGAAAAAACCAAAGAGCACCACTATTTACAAACACCAAAGAACAAGTAGTGCCACCAAAAGATCTATTCAACCCCCCAGGAATCTTAAAAGAAATGTTTAAGTTTTGTGAAGAGCTTGCACAAGTATCACAACCTGAACTATCTGTTGTTGGTGCCTTGGCACTCGCTAGTGTAAGTTGTGGCAGATTGTATCGGACGACAATGAATAACTTTGCCTCGCTATACTTTATGGGTATAGCTAAATCAGGACAAGGTAAAGAGAATATTAAATCATTTGTAGAAGCTGTTTTAAATATGTCAGAACACTCAGATCTTGTCGTAGGCGACGGTTATACATCTTCAGGTGCAGTCCATTCTATTTTGCGTTATAGACCAACACAAATAACTATTATGGATGAGTTTGGTAAAAGACTCGAAGCTATCGGAGCACAACAAAACACAAACAGAGAAGACGGCATACAAACACTAATGGAAGCTTGGGGCAGGTGCCACGGTACTTTAAGGCCTGATAATTATTCTTTGATGAGTGTGCCTGATCAATATAAAGACCAAGCTATGAACCGTGTGACACACAAGCCTGCAATTACATTAGTAGGTTTATCAGTTCCACAAAATTTTTACAAAGCCTTAAACTCAGGGCGTATTGCTGATGGTTTCTTAAACAGGTTTTTGGTTATTGAATCAAAGGAACCAAGAAAAGTACAAAGACTTAAAAAATTTAAAAGTCCACCATTACAAATAGTTAACTGGGTTAATTACATACGAAGATCACGTTCAGAGTTTGGTGGTGTTGAGCTTAACAACGCTGAACTAGATTTTAGACCACACGTTATACCTTTTTCGCAAGACAGCGAACAGCTTTTAAACGAGTTTGCACAAGAGATAGTAAAGAGGCAAGAGGTTTTAGAAAAAGATAATCTAGAACCTTTGCTATCGAGGACAAGAGAAAAAGCTATGAGACTGTCTTTAGTCTGTGCTATAGCTGACAACCCTGACTGTAAGGAAGTCCCAGGATATGTAACAAAATGGAGTATAGATTATGTCAGGTATTACGATCTCTTATTTATTGAAGCATGTCGTGACAAAGTAGCATCTTCAGCAACAGAATCAAAAATCAAACAAGTTTTATCTTTCATTAGATCTAGAGGAGATACAGGGATTTCTAAACGTGAAGTAGACAGAGGAGAACTTTTTAGAAGTATGAAGTCTTATGAAGTTAAAGAAATTATTGAAAGATTAAAAAATGCTGGTGAAGTACAAGAGATGGATATAAAAATTGGGGGTAAAGGCAGACCTACTAAAAGACTTGTGGCTGTAGACCCAACATATTATGAGGATTAAATATGAAGAAACCTAGTTTTGAAACTATAGAAGATCAAAAAAGAGAAGAACGAGTGGCTGGATACTTAGAAGGTGCTTGGGATGTAACCTGCCATAAATTACCCACGGCCTATAGCTTAGATTATTGGATTGAATCTAAAGACAAATGTTTTTGGTGCGAGGTAAAATGCAGAACATTTAGCTTTGATAAATACGACACATTTATTCTGTCAGTTGCAAAGCTGATGAAGGGTGCTATGTATGCACAATCAACTGGTGTCCCATTTATAACCGTATATGCTATGACGGATGGCTTATACTACCATGAATGGGATCCAGATTATGTTTACGATATAAGGATGAATATATCGCCTGACCCTATATATGAAGACGATAATGAGCCATATGCTCACATACCTAAAGATATGTTAAAATGTTTATCAGATAAGCCATTAGGAATGGATAGGAGCGAAATAGGAATATGTTAGACAAATTAAAAGTATTAGTAGGAGCAGTAGCACCTACAATCGGAACAGCGTTAGGTGGGCCAATGGGCAACGCAGCTATGAGCATGTTAGCTGACAAGCTAGGTGTACCAAACAATAAGGGTGCAGTAGAAAAAGCTGTGCAACAAGCATCACCACAACAACTAGCAGAAATAAAAAAAGCAGAGCTAGACTTTGAAAAACAAATGAAAGAGTTAGAGGTTGATGTTTTTAAATTAGAAACACAAGACCTACAAGATGCTAGAAAAACTTTTAGTAGTGACTGGACATCTAAACTGCTCGGTGTAGTAGTTATTGGTGGGTTTATGGGTTATATATTTTTGGTAACAATACAACCGCCTGAACAGAATAGTGAGGCTTTAATTAACCTTGTGCTAGGTTATTTAGGAGGTTTGGCTAGTGCAGTCATATCCTTTTATTTTGGAGCATCACATAAGAAAGATGAGTAGTCTGTTGACTAGCGTAAAGCTCAACGGTTTCCATACAAAACCAGGGGATCATCAGACTACTCTTTTATCATGCAAGAAGTAGTAACAATAATTCAACAACTAGGTTTCCCGATAGCTGCTGCTATTGGACTTGGTTGGTTTATCTATAAACTAATAATGAAAATTGTTGACGGTATGGAAAACAAACTAGATGTCGTTGATGAAAAAGTAGCAGAACAAATAAGCGCTATGGAGCAAAGACTTGGCACTAAGCTTGACTCACAACACGGTATTTTAGTAGCCTTAATAGATAGGGTAAGAAGTTTAGATAACGAAATAATAAGACAAGATACTTTAATTAAAACTATATTAGGAGTGCCACAGCTAATTGACAGTAACAAAATTGCTAAGGCAGATAGAGATGACCAAAGAAAAGACTGACGATTACTATAAAGACAAATACAAGAGGATGGGTTGCGCAATATACTTAATCCCAATCTTAATGCTTCCTGTCCTCGCCGACGAAATAAAATTCAAATTTAAATCACCTGCATTTTCAGGCGTTGGCACTTCACAACATTACCTAACGATAGACGAGCAAGAATTTAGTAGAAGAGAAGCTTTACGTGCAGAAATTAAAGCTCTACAAGATGAATTAGAAAGAGATGCTGACAATACAACTCTAGCCAGATTTCTAAGAAACTTTGAATCGAGAGTTTATGCACAACTGTCCAGGCAATTAGTAGACCAATTGTTTGGCGAAAACCCAGCTGACGAGGGTTCTTTCACTTTGTTTGATAACCTCATAACTTGGACGACAGACGGTATAAATATTACAATGACTATATTTAATGAAACAACTGGCGAAACAACTACTATCACTATCCCTATTGGGGACTTTGGTTTCTAGTTGTGCCACGCACTTAGAATATATATCACCCTGCCTAACTAACCCTAACAACGATTATAAAGATGTAGTAACCATAATAGGTGAAGCACAATGTTTTTCTAAATCTGCTTTTATAAATGAACCAGTTACGGATGCTATTAAAGAACTACAATTACCGTCAGCTAGGCCTGTAGTCGCAGTCTATAGTTTTCCTGATGCAACAGGACAACGCAAATCTATTGATGGTTACGCTAGTTTTAGTTCTGCTTTGACGCAGGCACCAGAAGCTTATGTTATTAGAGCCCTGAAACAATCTAAATTTTTCAGAGTAGTTGAAAGAGTAGGAATAGATCACGTTACTCGTGAAAGACAGATAATAAGATCTACAAGAGAAAAGTTTGATGAAGACGATCAACAAATGCCGTTGCTTTTCGCTGGCCTGATACTTGAAGGGGCAATTCAAGATTACAACACAAACCTGTTAACAGGTGGTATAGGTGCTAGATACCTGGGTATAGGTAACAGCAAACAGTATAGAGAAGATACAGTAATAGTTTCAATGCGTGTTGTATCTGTTTCTACAGGTGAAATATTGCTAGAAAACCTAACAACCAAAACTATTTTATCAGTCGGTCTTTCAAATGATTTTTTTAGATATATAGCAGAGGGCACCAAGCTTGTAGAGTTTGAAAGTGGTAATGCTATGAATGAGAGTAAGTCTATAGCTTTGCAAGCAGCCATAGAAACTGGTATTGTAGATATTATAGCGCAAGGTGTAGAGAAGAGTTATTGGCAATATATGGAATAATTATGCGTTTATTTTTTTTACTTTTATCGTTAGGGCTGGCAGCAGATGATGAAATCTTTGTAGAGCAAACAGGTTCAAACGCCACTATCAAACTAGAACAGCTTGGTAGTAGCAACTTGATTGGTGGTACAAGTGCTGTATCAGGAACTATGACCGCTCTAGATTTAGACGGTACCGCTATGACTTTAACTATCAACCAGATTGGTAGTAGCAATATATTTAGATCTGATGGGATTAATTCAGATAATGTTACTGGTTACTTTGATTTTCAAGGTGATTCTAACGTTCTAGACATTCTACTTAATAGTAATGGTGCTTATACAGCAGACTATGCAAACCTAAATTTACAAGTAACAGGCGGGAGTAACATATTTGATATTGAGATAGCAGAAAGTTCAAATGCAGATTATCTAGATCTTGACTGGATTATAGACGGCGATAACAATGAATTTGAGTTCGATATTGATTATGAAAATGCAGTTAGTAATATAGATGTTTTTGGTGATAGTAACGAACTTACTTTTACTGGTAGCGGATATGCTGGCACAACCTCAAGCGATTCAGCCTACTTCTACCTAGACCTCGATGGCTCAAGCAATACATTCTCAATAATTCAATCATCAACACTAGCGAGGGATTATCTCAAAATTACAACTAATGGTTCCAATAGCACTTTTTGTATTGTGCAATCAGACGGTTCCTCTCAAACTACATGCTGACTCTATTGGCGATATAACAGAACTTAGAGGGTATGGCCAAGTCTTTCGTGACGAACCATATCCTGCTGAGTTAGATCTTGATCTATATTCCTATGACGACGTGCAGACCAGAGCTGGTCGTATTGGTATAACTTTCTTAGACAACTCAACCGTTAGGCTTACAGAGCATTCATCTTTAATAATTGATGAGTATATTTATGATCCTAATCCAAACAATAGCAAGATGGCTCTTAATTTCGCTAGCGGGACCATAAGATTTATATCTGGCAATCTTAATAAAAACAATATATCTCTCAAAACACCAACCGCCGATATAGCTGTTAGAGGTACTGATTTTACTTGTACCGTAGATGAAACTGGAAGATCGTTAATTATTCTCTTACCTAATGAGTTTGGCGATCCTAGTGGTGAAATAGTTGTATCAACTGCTATGGGTGAAGTTATATTAAATCAACCGTATCAAGCTACAACAACCAGGGTATACGAGCAAACACCAACTAAACCAGTAACATTAGATATAGATTTAAACTTTATAGATAACATGTTGATTGTATCTCCACCAAAAGAAGAAACTATAAATGCAGAAGAAACCGTAACAACGACAGCAGATTATCTAGATTTTACCGAACTTGACGTTGATTTGTTGAATGAGGATTTGCTAGAAGAAGATCCTGACTTTGAGTTTACAGAACTAGATATTGATTACTTAGCTGGTAACTTCCTAGAGGATTTATTAGATATACTAGATATACTGGAAGAAGAGAATCAAACAGAACTACTAAATGCAGTATCAGGTGTAGACATACAAGGAACACAAATAGGTCAAGATCTAGAAACTAACATAACAACTATAATTGATGGTGATAGTATAAAATTAATACGACAAATAACACAAAGCAGTCAACTAGCATTAAATTCAGATCAATCGTATACAGTTGTATTTACACAAGATGGTGTAACAAGAACCGTTAAAATAAATGGTGGGACTAATTCAAGTATTACAATAGTGCAGGCCTCAGGATGAAAAAACTACTCTTACTACTAGCATTATTGGTAACACCACTACTTATGCAGGTCACGCCATTAGAAATACTAAAATTAAAAACTTTTGATTACTTAGTGCCAAAGTATGAGCCTTCAGGTAATTTCGTTGTGCTAGACATTACTGAAAGCGAAGTAAGTGCAGAGGGTGGTTGGCCTTTTCCAAGACAAAGGTTGGCTGAAATACATAACAAGATTTTACAAAGTGGAGCGCTTGGGGTAGGATGGGTATTGAGCTTTGTTGATAAAGACAGGTTCGGTGGCGACTCTGAATATATTCTCGCAGTTAGTCAAAGTTCATCCTCAATAGTTGCCACCTTTTCTTTTGACAATCAAAAATATCCACAACCAACAGGAACAGTAATACTAGGGCCAGATGTTCAGGGTATTGCTTTACCTGGACACTTACCCAATATAGACGGCATATCAGGTAGAGTGTTAGAAGGTGTAGTATCGGCACCAGTAGATGTAGATAACTTAGTCAGAAGATTGCCCTTGCTATATGAAATACCAGACGGTTGGGTTCCTAGTTTCGGCACACAAGTTCTAAAAGCTTTGACAGGATCTGATTCTTACATAATAAAAACAAATGATTATGGAATAGAAGAAGTTAGGGTCAGAGGTATCCCAGCAGTACCTACGGACAGTTTGGGACGAAAGTGGATAAGTTGGGTTGAGACACCAACAACGACATTAACTGAAATGGATGTTGCTGGTAAGTTTGTTTTCGTAGGAGTGACAGCTAAGGGTATATTTCCTCAGTTAGCAACTCCAGTCGGTTTGTTAGAACCACACAAAATTCAAGCAGCATTATCAGAGTCTATATTGATTAAAGATAGTCCCAGAATACCAGATTGGCATTTAGGTGCAGAATTTTTATTTTTAGTATTTTTTGTCTCTGTGGTATGGCTTGTAACGCAATATCTAGGAATTTGGAATGGTTTGATATGCTTTTTTATCATCTTTGGCTCTACGGGCGTGCTAGGAGCTCAAATGGCAACAAGGGGTATTTTACTGGATTTTTCATACAATTTGATAGCACAATTCATAACTGGAGCCGTATCTTTCTATTTGAACTACCAAAAACAATATAAATTACGACAACAGATTAAAAAACAATTCGAACATTATTTAGATCCTAGACAAGTAAAAAGATTACAAGATAATCCTGACCTATTAAAGTTAGGTGGTGAGAAAAGATATTGCACATATCTATTTACTGATGTTAGAGGGTTTACTTCTTTGTCGGAAAAACTAGAACCAGAAGAGGTTACTGACATTATGAACAAAGCTTTAACTATTCAAGCTAATGCAGTTCAACGTAACGGAGGTATGGTCGATAAATATATAGGTGATGCTATGATGGCAATCTTTAATGCACCTATGGATCTAATGCATCATGAAGAGATAGCCGTTAAGACAGGGATTCAAATAAGAGACGAAATAAAAGCAGCAGGGTTAGGTATTGAAATTGGTATTGGCATAAATTCAGGGCCAGCTGTTGTAGGTAATATGGGGTCAGATTCACGATTCGACTATAGTGCCATAGGTGATGCTGTAAATACAGCGGCTAGACTAGAAAGTGCTACAAAAGATCGTAAGGTTGATATATTGATCGGTAAATCTACAGAAGATTTATGCGGTTACCATTTGAAAAAGCTAGAACCAATAGCAGTCAAGGGCAAGTCTAAGCCTTTAGAAATATATACTATATGATTGGTTTGAAGCCCAGCTCTTGTTCTCTTTCGAGAACACTCTTCTGATCAGCACCAGGCAAAGACGGTTGTATGATTGACACACTAGCAACTTCAGGTAAAGCTATACTTGGTCTAGCTTGAAATCTGCCTTCTGCTTCTTTCAAAAGGTTTTGCAATTGATCTTTTGCTTGATTATCAATATCACTAGCTTGTGTTTGCTCTACTAGTTCATCTTGAATATTGCCTACAGCATCTCCTGTGGCTGTTGATAATTCTTGTATGCCACCAATTCTCAACATTCTTTCAAACAGCTCTATTACTTGTACTGCTGCTGACTTATCTGTTCTCGCCATCATTTTGAGGAAAAAGGGATTTTGGAAAGCAGACCTTAGAACAGCCATACCACCAATAGTAGGCCAAATAGCAGGATTGAAAGAATTTATAGCAATTGCTGCAGCAACCAAAGTACCAGGTGCTCCACCACGACCCACTTCTTTAGCGGTTGTAGCTTGTATGGTTCTTGCTAGGTTATTTAAACCTTGTGCTACATCTCGACCAAACATAGCTTCTAAGGTTTCATCACCATAAGATCTAAGAATATTTTCAAACTTATCTGCTTGGAAAATTTTAGCTATATCACCACCCTTTGTCATACCATCAAAGTCAATTGCTCTCTGTAGCATTTTGTTCATAGCGTTATTTTGTATTTCAGTAAAAGCTTCATCACCAACTGTTTCTCTAACTAACCGTATATTAGATGCTCCTTGTGGGGTAAATATTTTACTAACAACTTCTTCTGTTGTAGCTTCAGGAAGTTTACTGATGATAAGATTACCTTCTAAAGCTTGTGTTTCAGCTTTTGCTTTTGCTAGTTTATCTAGTTCATCTAAAAAATTTTTACCAGCTTGTTTGTCTCGCAAGCCACTAACTCCTTTGGTGCCAAATCTTGTTATCAAATTTTGCAGTTCAGGCCCTTTTATATTGGGTTTAAGTTTATTAATTTGTTTGAGAGTGTCTAAAAATAAATTAGCATCAACATCTTCTCCTAGAAGTTCTGCTAGCTTGCCTCTTGTTCTGCCACCTTTATCAAAATTAGAAAGATAAGTAGCAAATTTAGAAAAATCTATTGTATCTAAAACAGGATCATAAGCTTCTTCATAAGCATCAGCCATAAGTTTTTGTTTCAAAACAGTTCTAAGTTCAAGAGTTTTAGTAGCTTCTGCTTCTTTACCAATCGTTATCAAATAATCATCATAATCTTTGGTAGCTTTTAAAATATCTCTTAAATCTTTAGGCCCACCACCCCTAACGGCTTTATCATATATTTGATAACTATCTATAGAACCATATTTACCTTGTTTAACAATTTTGTTTATTAAACCAGAATCAAATGATTTTAAAACTTGTGCAGAATATTCGTTAGCGTCAAACAAGTCACGACCAGCTCTAGCAACAACCATCAGATCATCATCTGTAACGCCTAATTTTTTTAACTTTCTTCCTGTTCCAGTTGATAACAAATCATCAACATTTACAGCAGCCTTTTGAGCTGAGGGAACCAACTGCAAATCAGTTAAGGCACCTTCTAGTTCTTTTATAACTTTATCTGCTACGTTGCCTTTTTGACTTTGTGTGATGAATAAATCTCTTTCACCTTTAATTTCAGAAATTGCGTTACGTAGACCTACTAAACGAACATTACCCGCTTCCCCATCATCTCTTATTCTTTTAATAACTCCTCGTAAATACTGAACTGGATTGTCATTAAAAGGTACATTTTCACCTATCGGACTTCCAATTGGGGTGTATGGATTTTTTGCAACGAACTCATCAAGTAAATCATCAGCATTAGTCAATCTTGGTTTGATAGCTGCTTCGAACACTTTTCCATTCAGATTTTTTGAGCCTGCTTGTGCTAATTGATCATCCACAATTGAATATTTATTTAACAAGTTTTCACCAAATAAACTTTCCCTTACTTCAGCTAATGATTTCAAGATATCATCACCAGCTTGCGGATCTGCAATTTTAAAACTCTCCAAAGACATATCACCAAATTCATCAACTACATCTTTAAAATACTTTTGTGCTCCTTGTACTGTTGCGATCTCTGCTTGCTTTACATTTGCAACGGCCTGTTTTACAGAACCATCTAATTGAGCTTTTTGTGCTTTAGACATAGCTGTACGTCCAGCATAACCAGCTATTACATCTTTTAGTTCACCAGATAATTTATTATTTTTATTCATTTTGTTATAAAGCTCTGCTACTTCTCTAAACAAATAAGCTTTAGTTTTTTCTGATCTTTGATTACCTAAGACCTGTTCAAACAAGCCTTGAAACCTGCCTGGTAAATTACGACCAAAAGCTGCTTGTGATGGCAAGGCTTTTTCTTGATAAACCTTTATAGTGCCTTTCGAAATAGCTTTTTTTATCTCTGATTCAGTAGCTTCACGACCCAATTGCTTATCTAACTTCATAATGTCATCTAGACTTCTGCCCTGCACGCCTTGTCTAAATAATCTAAGATTATCAAATGGACCTTGTTTGCCTAATAGTAAACCGTAGCCTACACCTAGAGCTTCCCCTAAAAATTGAGCTGTACCACCTATAATAAATTCATTCTTTAGCATGTCAGCCAATTCACCTGCTTCTTGTTCTTGTAGACCTTGGATAGATTCAACAGCCTCTTCTCCTGCTTTACCAACGGCTGAACCAGAGCCTGCGGCTAAAACACGAGATAATCTAGGACCACCATTAAAGAATTTTAAGGCTTTCGTTATACCGCCTAATATTTTTGCTTGTGGAGTTAGGAATGTTAATGCACCTACTAAAGGTCCTGTCATACCTGCAAAATCTGCTAAATCGCCTTGAGTAAAGCCAAATGAGTTTTCATCTATTATTCTGTTAAGAGCTAGCTTTGATCCGTCTCCTAAAGTTACAGTATCTGGTTCAAGGCCCATCCTACGCAAACCTGTTGGTGTAAGAGCCATTTGACCTGAACTATTATATGTGAATCCATCTGAACCGAATAAGTTGATAGCAACGTTTTGTCTTTCTTCAAAATTATCTGCTCTAGCAAGTTTGGCACGTATGCCTTTACCTCTGACACCTGTTTCGTAATCAAATAATAATTGATCTAGGTATGGGACTGCGGCTTGTCTAGTAGCGGTTGCTTTAATGTCTCTTTCAATAAGAGCTCGTGCTTCTTCTTCGGTATTTGCTTCTATGGTAACTGTACCTCTGTCACCTACATCTATTTCATATAAAGGCACTACTCACCCCTTAATTTAATCTTTACTACTCTTGCACCAACAGTCGGGTTATAGCCTGACGTAATAATTTTATCTACATCAATATTTAGTACATCATTAATCAGATCACCATATTCAGATATGTAAGTTTGTCCAATATTCCCAGCCTGTTTAGATCTTAATTGTTCTGCACCTGTTTTAACATTTCTTTGATATTGTCTTGCACTCGATTGCAGCGTACCTCTAGCTTCTTTTAATTTTTTTAGAGATTCACTTGGAAGGTCTGTAAATGATATTTGTCCAAAAACTTTATCTACTATTTCTCTATCAAGGTTAGAAATTGTCCTGCCTGACTCGCCTAACAATTCTCTAATTTGTCTGTTTTTAACAATATTAATCATATTTTGTATTTTTGTTGCTGTACTTGCTTCTTTTTCAATACCTAAAAAAGCAGAAGCTTCATCTTTAAATCTTTCTAATCTTCCCTCCAAACCAGTAACGGGCACATTTTTTTCTTGAGCTTCTTCAAAAAGTGCGATAAGGTCATTCATGATGCCAATAGAAGCATTTGTACCTTCAAAGTTTCTAATAGCTTCGTTCACTCCCTCACCCACGTCACCAACTTTAGCTAAATCGCCAAAGTCCATACCATTACCTGCAAGGCTTTTTTCCAACAAAAATTTTTCAAATTCTGATTTTTTTTCTTGTTCAAGTAAACTCTTAGCTTCTTGTTCATCTGCGAAACTAGCAGCGCCACTAGCTAAACCAGCTCCGAACCTACCTTCTCTAACAAGAGAACCGCCTATATTTCTTAGTGCATCATTAAATGCACTAGAACTAAAAAAGTTACTTAAACTGTTTGCTGCTGCTTGTGGCCCAGGAGCTGGTGTTGGCTCTGGTGTTGGCTCTGGAGTTGGTTCTGGAGTTGGTTCTGGAGTTGGTGTAGGTGTGCCTAAATCGTCTAAACCTTCTTGTATGGTAGTTGTTGGGCTTATTGCTGCTTGAACTAAATCACGAGCTGCTTGTTTTTCTACATCTGAAGCATCAGGGTTATTAATAATTGCTAATTGTGCAGTTAAAAAGTTTGGATCTGTAGTGTCTAACTCTGTTTCTTGAGCATATAGTTTTGGTACTTGTGTTATACCAATAAGACTTGAACTACCTATAGCACCAAGAGGATTTAATTTAGCCGTATAGTCGGTTATATCACCTGGATCTCTAGGTTGAAATCCTTTCATTCCTTTTACTACTTTACCAGTAGTTTGCAGTTTTGGTATAAATGGTAACGTTGCCTTTGCTGCAAATGGCAGACCATATTTTAATGCAATCCCTGTACCTAGTGCACCTAAGCCTCCTCCTGCGCCAATAGGAGCCATTGTAACACCTAGATTTATAGCGCTATTCATTTGTTGTTTTTGATATGCATCTAAGGGATCACGTGTTGGAGATAGGTTTAGATTCACTTCACTATCTTTCATAAGGTTGCCATCATTATCTCTGGCTCTTTGATAGTATTTACCGTTTTCGTATTCTAGGGTTTCAAATCCTACTGTTTTAGGATCACGATAGCCTTGAACTATTGGTTTTCTTTTGAGAACACGAACACCTGAAGCATCTACAGAACCACCAGCTTGGAACATTCTTCTGTTTAGAACGTCCATTAAGCAGCTCCTGAATTTCTGTTATATGGGTTATTGAAACCACTATATAAACTTAATGCTGCTCCTAGTCCGCCTGCTTTAGGATCTTGTGGTATACCATATTGTGATGAAATTTGTGTTCTACCTTGATTGTAGCCAGGCAACATACCACCTATAGCTTGCATTAAGCCTAATGGCCTCATAACATCTTGATAGTACATAGATGGGTATAAACTGGCTAATCCTTGTTGGAACTGAGCTCCTTGATCAAATAAGCCTTTTTGACGGTAAGCATTATCTAAAGCTTGATTAAAACCACTTGATCTTAACCCGCTAACCATACTACCTAAGCCTTCACCAAACCCTCTAGCACGTTCTCCAGCAAAGAGGCCAGCCCTACTGCCATAAGCAGATTCACCACCACGAGCTATATCATCTGCTCTTTGCATTATTTCTGACTGATCGAAACTTCTAAGAGAATCATCTATAGCTTTCTGAACTACTTGATCCTCATAAGGATCCATAAATTGACTTATATCATCTTGAGTTATAGGGCTATAGGCCATATTACCTATTTCCTCAGATCTTTGCAGATAAGGCATATACATACCTAAGCCACCTGATATACCTTGTCTAGCGTCTTGTCCTACTGATAAAAGCTGATTAAAGAAGCCAGGTTGATCATCTGTACCAAAATATAACGCCCTAATTAAAGGATCGGATAATATTTCTTGGGTTTCCTGACCAGCTAATATTGGATCAATTGGTTCTGCCATTATGCCCTTGCCTCAAAATATCTCATTAATGTCATCATATTGTCTGCGCCCCTTTGTCTGTCTGGTTCTCCTTGAGGTACTAATTCCATAATACCACCTTTGCCCTTTTTAAGTCCAACAGATCCTGCACCTAAATTAGCTTTAGCGGTCATAACAAACTCACCATCAGACAACATAGCAGGTATATCATCAGAGGTACCAGTACCTGGTCCTACAGATTCACCACCATTTCTCATGTCCATAACTTCACCACCTTCAGCAAAACCAAGATTAAAACCGCCTATCCCACCATAAGTGTTGTAAGCTAGATCAGGTCTAAGAGATTTTCTAATATCGCCCATACCGCCTGATTCTTTCTCTAAGGCTTTTTCAGTAGCATCTCCATAATATTTAGCCATAGCTAATAAAGCAGGGTCTAGACCAATAGAGTTTTTAAAACTATCTCTAAATTCACCTATTCCTTCTCCTAATTTACCTGATTTTCCCTTTATGTAGTCTTCAATCATACCAAGACGGCTTTGTCCTGAGCCTGTTACAGGGTCGTAGTTAGGGTCACCTGTTAAAATATTTGGCTTTGAAGCAGCTTTATACATGCTTTTTTCAGCTTTATTAGTGATAGCATTATACTCATCTGGAGTTATTGAATTTCCAAACTGATCTACATATTCAGATGGTCCAAATCCTAATGCACTTTTAATACCTTCGCCTAAGTTTCCTAAAGTATATTGACCAGAACCAAATTGAAACCCTTTATCAGCAAATTTAGCTAAATCTCCAGTTTCTCCTAATAACTTGCCACCTGTAAAAAGTGTAGCGAAATCGCCTATACCGCCTTCTCCTTTAACAAGGTTGACCGCTGCTTTACCTTTAACGTAGATATTTGCGGGCACTTGCCAAGGCCCTGGTATAAACCTTGCAACTTGTGCTACAGGCTCTACGACTTTTTTTACCTTCTTCCAAAGCTTGCTAAGAAAGCCAAACTCTTCTAAGCCTGTATTTGGGTTAATTGAACCACTACCAACCGTTATATCACTTAGGTTAGTGCCTGTTTTAGCTAGATGCCTTTCTAAGGCTTTTTTTAGAGATTTGTTTCTTGCAATAATGTGTGGAGGTACGACAACTTCACCTTGCATAAGGTGAGCTAGACGAGTATCCTCGCCTCTACCTGAGTTTTGTAAAGCCATTATACCTTGATCCATAACTTTTCCTTATTCTACCACCTCTTTTGACGGTTCTACAATAATTTTACCGTTATCGTCGGTAAGAACAGATGCATATATTTCTTTGTCTTGACGCTCACCAACTACTAACCAAGAGACAGATGCCTTGGATTCCGCATTCTGACACTCTATTACGAGCTGAGAGCCCATCATTTTGCCTCTGACGGCATCCCAATCATCTATATTAGATACGAAAGCCTGTATGTCTCTGTTAAGGGCTAAAAATGTGCCTGGAGTCATACCGAACCATTCATCTAGATCTATAACGGCTCTACCGTCTTGTAAGGTAATTGTGCCTCTATACAGGTTATCAGCTTGTGGGCCCTCTACAAATGAGTGAACTAAATGATGTGTGTCTGGTTTAAGTGGGTGATCTATCTTGAATGAACCTGATGATTTGGATAGTGAGCCATGAACTGTTACACCATCATCTGCAATAGTCATAACTTTATTGATTCCAAATGGGTCTGTTATTTCATCTGCTTCAGAAGTTACATAAAACTCC